GATCCGACGCCCGGCAAAATCCTCCGGGTCCCTTCCATATCGGGTCAGAAACCCTTGCTTTTAAACGATAAAACGCGATCCGCGCCGCGCGGGCCCCACCTTCGCCGGGTCGGGGGCTAGGGCCATGTTTCTCTCAAATATTTACATAAAATTTCATTTGGCCTATAACTATCTTATAAAGCAGTATATTATCCCATAAATAGATAGGGTCCCCCGATGAGTTCCAACCTAAATCCTGCACAGCAAGAAAAGGCTTTGAAGCTAGAACTAAGGCTTGCTCAAATCTCAAAGAACGAAAGTTGTCAGGAAAATTTTTTAGAATTTGTACGCTCTCAATGGCCGGAGTTTATTGCTGGCAGACATCACAAAATAATTGCTGACAAGCTTGAGCGGGTCGCGAGCGGCGAGCTAAAGCGTTTGATTATCAACATGGCTCCGCGGCATACGAAGAGTGAGTTTGCGTCGTTTTTGTTTCCTGCTTGGATGATGGGCCGCGATCCTCGCATGAAGATCATACAGGCGACTCACACGACTGAGTTAGCGGTTAACTTTGGTCGGAAGACTAAGAATCTTTTGGACATGGACAGTTACAAGAGTGTTTTTCCTGATGTGAAGTTAGCTGCTGACAGTAAGGCGAGTGGTCGGTGGGACACGAGTGCTGGCGGGATGTATTATGCTGTTGGTGTTGGTTCGAACTTGGCGGGCCGCGGTGGGGATTTGATAATCATTGACGACCCTCATTCTGAGCAGACTGCGATGAGTGCGCATGGATTTGAGGATGCTTGGGATTGGTATACTGGTGGCCCTCGCCAGCGTTTACAGCCGGGCGGGAGCATAGTTTTGGTACAGACTCGTTGGTCTGAGAAGGACATGACGGGTCAGTTATTACGTGCGATGGCGAAGGACCCTTTGGCGGATCAGTGGGAGGTTGTTGAGTTACCTGCTATTTTTGAGGACGAGACTCCTTGTTGGCCTGAGTACTGGAGTTTGGAGGATTTGACTGCGGTCCGCGCGTCTATACCTCAGAGCAAGTGGAATGCTCAGTATCAGCAGAATCCTACTGGTGAGGAGAATGCCATTGTTCCTCGGGAGTGGTGGCGCAAGTGGGAGAAGAAGATTGTTCCACAGTTAGAGTATGTGATTCAGAGTTATGACACGGCGTTTAGCAAGCGTGAGACTGCGGATTTTTCTGCTATTACGACTTGGGGTGTGTTTTATCCGAACGAGGGTGGTTCTGGTCCTAATTTGATATTGTTAGACAGTAAGAAGGGGCGCTGGGATTTTCCAGAATTAAAAGCTATAGCTTTTGAGGAGTATCAGTTTTGGGACCCTGACACTGTCATCATTGAGGCGAAGGCGAGTGGTTTACCGTTGACTCAGGAGCTAAGAAGTGCGGGTATACCTGTAGTTAATTTCACTCCTAGCCGGGGTAATGACAAGATAAGCCGTTTACATGCGGTAAGTCCTATGTTTGAGGCTGGAATGGTTTGGGCCCCTGACAAGGTGTGGGCGGATGAGTTAATTGAGGAGGTTGCTGCGTTTCCCAACGGGGAGCATGACGACCTTGTAGATAGCATGACGCAGGCCTTAATGCGCTATCGGCAGGGTAATTTTGTCCAATTGCCAACAGATGATTGGCAAGACGAGGAAGTTTCTGTTAAGGTGCGAGCATATTATTGACGGAGGGCCTTATGGCTATTGGCGGATTAATGGATACGAGCAATGTTCCAAGTCAGTTAGACGAGGAAGATTTACGCGCGGAGTTAGAGATTGAGTTGCCTGATTCTGGTGCTGATCCTTATCTTATGTCGGCGGACTATGACCCGGAGGCTCCTGAGATTGAGATAATTGAGGATGACGACGGCGGTGTTGTGGTTGATTTTGATCCGGGTGACATGCGCGGGGATTCTGAGAATTTTTATGAGAACCTAGCGGAGGAGATGCCGGACCGTGAGTTAGGTCGGATTGCGTCTGATTTGTTGGGGGAGTTTGATTCCAACAAGTCGAGTCGTCAGGAGTGGGAAGACACTTACAAGAACGGCTTAGATTTGTTAGGTTTTAATTACGAGGAGCGGACTTCTCCGTTCCGCGGTGCGAGTGGCGTGACGCATCCTTTGTTGGCGGAGGCTGCTACTCAGTTTCAGGCGCAGGCGTTTAATGAGTTATTGCCTTCTAGTGGTCCTGTTAGGACTGTTGTTTTGGGCAAGGACACTCGTGATAAGCAGGATCAGGCGCATCGTGTGAAGCAGTTTATGAATTACTACATCACGAATGTCATGGATGATTACACTCCTGACATGGATCAGATGTTGTTTTATTTACCGTTAGCGGGTTCTACTTTCAAGAAGATTTACTACGACAGCAATTTAGGCCGTGCGGTTAGTAAGTTTGTCCCTGCTGAGAATCTTGTGGTTCCTTACGACACTTCTGATTTGGACACTTGTCCTAACATAACTCAGGTTGTTCGGATGGATTTGAACGATTTGCGCAAGAAGCAGGTTGCGGGTGTTTATTTAGACATTGACGTTATTCCTTCTCAGGGGGAGGTTACGAGTGTTCGCAGTGAGTTAGATCGGATTGATGGTTTTGAGCCTAATCAGATAGATTACGACTGCACTTTGTTAGAGTGCCACGTTGATCTGGACTTAGAGGGTTACGAGGATATTGGTGAAGACGGTGAGCCTACGGGGATTAAGGTTCCTTACATTGTCACTATTTCACAAGACAACAGCGAGATTTTGTCTATTCGTCGTAATTACGCGGAAGATGATGAAAAGAAGAAGAAGATAAGTTATTTTGTGCATTACAAGTTTTTGCCGGGGTTTGGGTTTTATGGCCTTGGTTTGATCCACACGATAGGTGGATTGGCTCGTTCTGCGACTTCTTCGCTACGTCAGTTGATAGATGCTGGTACGTTGTCTAATCTCCCAGCGGGATTCAAGGCCCGCGGACTGCGGATCAGGGACGACGACGAGCCGTTACAGCCGGGTGAGTTTAGGGATGTTGACGCTCCGGGCGGTGCTATTCGTGATAGTTTGATGCCGTTACCGTTCAAGGGACCGGATCAGACGTTGTTTCAGTTGTTAGGGTTTGTTGTACAGGCTGGTCAGCGTTTTGCGACGATTACGGACATGAAGGTTGGCGACGGCGATCAGAGTGCGGCTGTTGGGACTACTATAGCGATGTTGGAGCAGGGTTCTCGTGTTATGAGTGCTGTTCACAAGCGCTTGCATTATGCGATGCGTTTAGAGTTCAAGATTCTGGCTCGTGTAATGAGCGAGAGTTTACCGCAGGAGTATCCTTATTCTGTTGCGGGCGATGATTCTTCTGTAATGGCGAGTGACTTTGACGGCCGTGTTGACGTTGTTCCTGTATCTAATCCGAATGTATTTAGTCAGGCGCAGCGGATTGCTTTGGCTCAGACTAAATTGCAGTTAGCGACACAGGCTCCAGAGATACATAACATGCACGAGGTTTACCGTGACATGTATGAGGCGTTGGGTGTTAACGATGTTGACAGATTGATGCAGTCTTTACCGGACAACGAGCCGCGGCCTACGGACCCTGCTCAAGAGAACATCAATGTGTTAGATCAGATGCGTTTGCATGCGTTTACGGGTCAGGATCATCAGTCGCACATTATGGCTCACTTAGTGTTTGGTTCTAGTCCTATGATGGGTCAGATGCCTGCTATTGCGATGTCTTTACAGAAGCATGTTTTAGAGCATATTAAGGTACAGGCTGAAGAGCAGGCTATGGCTCAGATGCAGCAAATGCAGGGCCAAGGCGGCGACGAGTCTCAGATGGAGATGCAGTATCAGGCTATGGTTGCGCAGTTAGTTGCGCAAGGTATGCAACAGGCTAAAGAGCTCTCTGGACAAATATCTGGTCAGGGTCCTGATCCTTTGGTACAGTTGAAGGAGAAGGAACTAGAGATCAAGGCTCAGTCTGAGCAAGCGGATGCACAGGTAGATCAGGCGAAATTGCAGCTTGACTCTCAGAACCAGCAGATGCGCGGCGAGCAGTTCCAGCAGCGTCTTGCGAGTCAAGAGGCTCAGACGGACAAACGGATTGATAGCGCGATGCAGCGTGAATTGTTAAAACAGAGAGGACAGAACAATGGCTAAAGTAAAAGTAAACGGGGGCCCTCCGGGTCCTTCACCGAAGGCGGTTCCTTACGCTCAGATCGACAAGCAGGGTCGCATTCCTTATGGCAAGTCGGCGGACGTTAAGGTTCCTATGTCTTTGAAGCGCGGCACGGTCCGCGGCATGGGAGCGGCCACTAAGGGTGGTGGCTACTGGGAGTGCTAAATAAATGGAGATGGACTCGCTCTGGAATGTTGGATTAACCGCTGGGTTTGGCTTCATCGTATGGTGGGCTAAATCACAGCGTGACGAACTGGGGCGCGTCACCATTCTTTTGAACAGAACCCGCGAAGAGATGGCAAAGGAATATGTCACCAAGAGTGATAGCACTTTGGTTATGTCGCAAATAATGACCAAGTTTGACCGCATTGAGGAAAAAATCGACCGACTAATGGAGCGGTAGCATGCTATGGCAGTCCTTGAAACCATCATGGCGGCAAACGCTGCATACGGCGTTATCAAGAAATGCCTTGAGAACGGGCGTGAAGTTAAAGATATGGTGGGCCATGTTGGAAAATTCCTATCCGCAGAAGACGAACTAAAAGAAGCCGTAAAGCGTAAGAAGAACTCTCCAATAACCGCCATTACTGGCGGGTCGGAGGGCGACTGGGAAGAGTTCCAAGCCCTTGAAAAGATTCAAGAACAGAGGCGTGAACTGGAGTCTTGGTGCAGACTATATGCTTTGCCCGGCACTTGGGACAAATGGCAATTGTACCAAAACGAGGCCCGAAAAGCTCGCAAAGCCGCACAAAAACAAAAAGAAAAAGAACGCGAAGAATTTGTAGAAATGATAATGATGTGCGTAGGCTGTTTCTTTGCTATCAGCGGAGGCGCTGCGCTTATCTTCGCACTTGGTCGCTACATGGAGAAGTGGTGATGTGGGTATTAGTTTGGTTTCAGATAATGAATAACAACGTAACGCACTACGAACTTGGTCAATTCGGTGACAGTAGCGCCTGCGCTAGGGCAAAAGATGAAGCAAAGGTGCTTATTACTAACTCTAACATAGTGACGTATTGCTTTGAAATTGTACCGGAACAAGAAGGGTGACTACGTTGTATATGACAAACATGGAAAAGTTGTTATAATAACGCACAACAAGAACTACGCGATTGCTTACGCAAGGAGTTTGGAAGATGGCAACGAAACTTGACGAATGGAAAGTTCTACCACGTCTGATGATGCTGGTGACAACTGTTATGTATATCCGCTGCCTAGAGTGGGCGCTTTCACAACCGGACCTGTCTGTATCTCAAGCTGGGCTAATATCAGTCGTAACTGGGGCTTTTACAGGAAGTTTCGGCATTTGGATGGGTAAGGAGTCTAAGTAATGTTTCAAGCTCTATTAGGGCCCATAGGCGCTCTTGCAGGTACATGGTTAAACTCTAAGGTCGAAACGAAGGCCGCTGAGACACGCATGAAAGTTTCTGAGGC